AGTAGGTTTACAAAAATTAGCTGCTGCTAATTCAAATACTGCATTAAGACATATTATGCAAGGTGGTTTATATTTAACATTGAGATCTTGTGAAAATATAGCTCTTAGAATAGCAGACGCGTTAAATTACCCTTTAACAAGAGCTGCTTTAATAGATTCTATATCTTCATATAACACAGGAACTTTAGAAGAATTACAAGAAAAAAATCTTCAAGATTTTGGTATATTCTTAGAATTAGAACCAGATGAAGAAGCTAAAGCTCAATTAGAGCAAAATATACAAATAGCTTTGCAGTCAGGCGGTATAGATTTAGACGATGCTATAGATATTAGACAAGTTAAAAACATAAAATTAGCAAATGCTTTATTAAAGCAGAAACGTAAAGAAAAAGCTAAAAAAGATCAAGAAAACCAAAGAGCTAATATACAGGCTCAAGCTCAAGCAAACGCACAAGCTTCTGAAGCTGCTATAACCGCAGAAATGCAAAAACAACAAGCTTTAGCAGAAACTGAAATACAAATTGAAACCTCTAAAATGCAATTAGAAATAAAGAAAATGTTACAAGAGGCGGAAATAAAGAAAGGTTTGATGGCTGAGGAATTTCAATACAATATGCAGTTAGCAAAAATAAAAGCTGATGCAGAGACTCAAAAAGAACAAGAAATAGAAAATAGAAAAGATAATAGAATAAAAATGCAGGGTTCTCAAGAGTCAAAACTAATAGATCAAAGAAAAAATAATACATTACCTCAAGATTTTGAATCCGCTGGATTTGATAATTTAGGTGGTTTCGGGTTAGAACAATTTGACCCTAGATAAAAAAAATTGTAAATTTTTAATTATATTATATTATGTCAGAAAAAAACAATGAACCTGTAAAACAGGAAGGAGATTTTAAAATTAAATCTAAAAAAAGAGTTCCTAAAAAACTTACAACACCAGAAGAAACAATTAAAATGGATATGGCTTCTGCTAAAAAAGAGGAACCTGCAAAAATAGATTTATCAAAAACAAAAGAAAAACAAGATGCCGTTCAAAAGCAAGAAACAGAGAGCAGCGTGTTACGCGAAGAAGGATCCGAGGTGGGATTGCAAAAAGTGGGACAAACACACGAAGAGCCCGCTGAGACTGTTATTAAAGAAATACCAGTAGAAGAAAACAAAGAAGAAAAAGAAATAAAAAAACAAGTTGAAGAGGCTGTAAGAGATGAAAAAGTTTTAGGTAAACCATTACCTGAAAATATTGAAAAGCTTGTTAATTTTATGGAAGAAACTGGTGGAACGGTTCAAGACTATGTAAGACTAAGTGCTGATTACAGTAAAGTAGATGACACTAGCTTACTAAGAGAATATTATAAAAATACTCGTCCACATTTAGATTATGAAGAAGTTAATTTTTTATTAGAAGATAACTTTAAATATGACGAAGAAGTAGACGATGAAAGAGATGTTAGAAAGAAAAAACTAGCATATAAAGAAGAAATTGGAAAAGCTAAAAGCTTTTTAGAAGATCTTAAAGGTAAATATTACGATGAAATCAAGTTGAAATCAAACGTAAATAAAGATCAACAAAAAGCAATTGACTTTTTTAATAGATACAATGAGGAACAAAAAGTGTTATCCAAACAACGAGAAGATTTTGAACGTGTAACAAGAAGTACTTTTAATGATAAATTCGAAGGTTTTGATTTTGATTTAGGAGAAAAAAAATTTAGATACGGTATTAAAAATCCAAACGAAGTGGTTGACAATCAACTAGACATTACTAATTTTGTTAAGACGTTCTTAAATGAAAAAGGTGTACTAGAAGATGCAAAAGGTTATCACAAAGCCATGTATGCTGCAAGAAATGCAGATACAATAGCTAAACATTTTTACGAACAAGGCAAAGCCGACGCTGTAAAAGACGTTGTTGCTAAGTCTAAAAACATAACTACAGAACCTAGAAAAGAAGGCAATGCTGGAAGTGTTTTTGTTAATGGTCTAAAAGTAAGGGCTATAAGTGGTGCTGATTCTTCTAAATTAAAGATAAAAACAAAAAAATTTAACTAATTAAAAATTAAAGATTATGGCTTTAACACCACAATTTGGGTCAATTGTCCCATCTCAAAAGCAAGAAGTCTTAAATAGCAATTATCTACAGTGGACTGACAAAGCTGCTGCTGATTTTGTAGATTTCGCGCAACAATACCTACCTGAGGTATACGAACAAGAAGTAGAGCGTTATGGAAACAGAACGTTAGGCGGATTTTTACGTATGGTAGGGGCTGAAATGCCTATGACCTCTGATCAAGTAATTTGGTCTGAGCAAAACAGACTACATATAGCTTATACTGGTCTTACACCTGCTTACGGTGCAAGTAATGTTATCAATTTTACAGGTACAGCTGCTGATGTAATTAACGTTATATCTGTAGGAGCTACTATCGTAGTTTTAGATGACAATGGAGTAGAAGCAAAATGTTATGTTAGTGCTACTGTTCCTGGTGGAGCTGGTGTAGGACAAATTACTGCTCTACCTTATACTGCTAATACTTTAGCTCTTGCTGGTTTAACTGGTAAAGTAAAAGTATTTGTATATGGTTCTGAATACGCTAAAGGTTCTTCAACACCTAATTATAGTGCAACTTCAACAGACGGCTATATTAGTGTTGATCCTTCATTTAAGCAATATTCTAACTCACCAATCATTATTAGAAACAAATACGTTGTAAATGGTTCTGATATGGCACAAATCGGTTGGGTAGAAGTTGCAACTGAAGACGGAACTTCTGGTTATTTATGGTATTTAAAAGCAGAGTCTGAAACAAGACTACGTTTTGAAGATTACCTAGAAATGGCTATGGTTGAAGGAGAATTAAAAAATAACGCTGCTATTCCTGCTGGATTAGGTGGTACTCAAGGTTTATTTGCTGCTATCAACGATAGAGGTAATGTACAAACTGGTTTTACTGCTGCTGCTGGAATTGATGCTTTTGATGCAATTCTTAAAAACTTAGACACTCAAGGTGCTATTGAAGAAAACATGCTTTTCTTACAGAGACAAACTGCTCTTGACTTTGATGACATGCTAGCTAGCATTTCTGGCGGATACGCTGGAGGTACTGCTTTTGGTTTGTTTGAAAATTCTGAAGAAATGGCTCTTAACCTTGGATTTTCAGGTTTCCGTAGAGGATCTTATGATTTCTACAAAACTGACTGGAAATACTTAAATGACGCTTCTACAAGAGGTGGAATGGTTGGACCTTCATCAATCGAAGGTGTTTTAATTCCTGCTGGAACTTCAACAGTATATGATCAAATCTTAGGTACTAACATTAGAAGACCTTTCTTACACGTAAGATATAGAGCTTCTCAAGGTGATGACAGAAGAATGAAATCATGGTTAACTGGTTCTGCTGGTGGTGCTTTTACATCTGATCTAGATGCTATGGAAGTAAACTTCCTATCTGAAAGATGTTTAGTAACACAAGCTGCTAACAACTTTGTATTATTCAAAGGATTATAATAATCCATAGGTGATATTTACCCCTGATGTAATTTCAGGGGTAACTATTACTCTTATAAACTATTTAATTATATTATATCATGAAAAAAGAAAAAAAAGAAACTTGGGAAATAAAAGACAGAAGATATATTCTTTCTAATGGAATAGAACCATTGACTTTTACTATCCCATCAAAACATACAAGAAAACATGCTCTTTTATATTTTGACGAAGATAAAAAAGAACAAAGAGAAATAAGATATGCTACAAATCAAAATTCTGTATTTGTAGACGAACAAAAAGGTGAAGCCACTTTAGGTCATATTGTGTTTAGAGACGGTGTATTAGCTGTTCCAAAATCTAAACAAAATCTTCAAAAATTATTATCTCTTTATCATCCGTTGAGAAATAAAAGTTATTACGAATTTGATCCTGTTGAGGTTGCTGTAGATGAATTAGATGTTTTAAATTTACAGGTTGACGCTTTAAATGCCGCTAGAAATGTTGATATAAACATGGCAGAAGCAATAATGAGAGTTGAAGTAGGTTCAAGAGTAAATGAAATGAGTTCTAAAGAACTTAAAAGAGATTTATTAATATTTGCTAGAAATAATCCCGAATTATTTATAGAACTAGTTAATGATGAAAATGTAGAGTTAAGAAACTTTGCTATTAAAGCTGTTGAAGCTAATATAATAGACTTATCTCAAGATCAAAGATTCTTTACTTGGGCGTCAAACGGTAAAAAGCTAATGACTGTTCCATTTGACGAAAATCCATACTCTGCAATGGCTGCATTCTTTAAAACAGACGAAGGTGTAGAAATATTTAAATCTATAGAGAAAAAGTTTAAATAACATGTAATACTAATATAGGGCTCGATTACTCGGGCCTTATGTTAAAATAAAGATATAAAAATGGCAATAAACGTAGATCAAGTCTATAAAACAGTCTTGTTAATTATAAACAAAGAACAAAGAGGCTATTTAACGCCTAACGAGTTTAATAAACTAGCAACACAAGTTCAGTTAGACATAGTTGATGATTACTTTCAAACTATAAATCAACAAATGAGATTGCCACAAAATGATAGCGAATACGGTAATCGCTACAAAAATGTA